GGGAATTGAGCAGAGATACAAATCGCCCAGTGAAAATATAGCAGAAGACATTAACGGCTCTCGCCAAGACCCTATCGGACTTGGCTGGCTGTTTGACCGCGGCATCGAACCTTGGTGGTCTCCTGGCGCAACTTGGACACCTGGTCTTGACCAAGCAAAGATAACCGCTCTGTTTGGAAGCAGAGTTGATAGTCTATTTGTCTGGGCAAAACAAAACACCGAGCAAGTCTACGTGCTCGTTGAGTCAGGTGGTTATCTTTATTACTGGCTCGGCAATAAAGGAGGCATCGGAGTCAGTAACTTTTACAATGACCTTGTGATTCTGCAAACAGGTCGTCACATTCCGAAGATTAATGAGCCTGGAACTCAATATATTCCTTACGGAAACCGCTTGCTCATCATCAACGGCTATGACAAACCAATCTGGTTTTATGGACGTAACCGTTTCAGAGACTTTGGTTTCACTCTCCAAACACCAGCGCCTGAAGTCCTTGACATTGAGCCTAATTATCTAACAGGCACGTATCAACTTCAGCAAGGTATTGCTTCTCCTGATTTCCCACAAAACAGTCGTATTGGTATCGGAGACAGCACAGCAGGAAAGTTTAACAACGTCTCTTACAAGCTGACTTACATTACTGATTCAGGCTCAGAGAGTCCGCTCTCTTCATTGGCATCTGTTTCTTGGGAAACTGTCCAAGATGCTGAGGCTAAGTTTGGTGTAATGTTGAAAAACCTTCCACTCGGAGGCGACGGTGTTGTTGCAAGACGTATTTATCGAACAAAAAATCAAAAGACTCCAGAAGATAGTGGAGCTGCTGACTCAACTTATTACTTCGTTAATCAAGTAAATGATAACGCAACGAGACTTTTTATTGATGTTGTTGCTGATACATCTCTCGTTGATTCTGCACCAAGCATTACTGACACTTCGGTGATTTCAAATGGTTATGCTTATGGCGCTTCGTGGAATGGTTCTCTTTGGATGGCTGGCGGTAGTTCAAACCCAACAAAGATTATCTACTCCAAGCAAGGTCTCCCTGAGCAGTTTGGCGCATTTGACTACTTCGATATCGGAAACACAGCCGGCGGCGCAATCACAGGAATAACACCTTACTACAACAACTTGATTGTTTTCAGACAAAGAGCAATCGATGTTGTACGCGTTGGAAACGGTGGTATGTATCAGATTTCGCAAATCACTCCTGAGATTGGCACAACTGCAACAAACACTGCGAAACTTGTTCCTGGCGTTGGTCTAATGTTTCTAAGCTATGACGGACTCTATGTTATCGATGGCGGTCTCGATGGCGGCGCAACAGTGAGCGTATCAAAGCTGACTGCAGGACTCAGCAAAGAAACTGAGCGTATCAACAAAGCCGCTCTTCCAAGAGCTTGCGCGGTCTACTCATCAAAAGAGCGTGAATACTGGGTCCATTACACTGAGCAAGGTCATACTTACTCAAGTCGTGGTATGGTCTATCACATCGACACAGGTATGTTTAGCTTGAGACACGCAATCGACGATGAAAATGACTGGCTCTGGGCTTTCAGCGCTCTTGCTATTGACCCAACTGGAAACATCATCATTGGCACACAACCTTACTGGCTTAACGGAATATTCAGTGAAGGAAGCGAAGGTTATCTAGTAGGACTTCACGTTTGGTCAGGCACAAACTCCTGGGGAAAGAAACTCTCATACACGAGTGTTGGTCAAACAACTTACACTTATGCTGTAACAGACGTCGCATTACCAACTCTACAATACGAAACAAACTGGCTTGACTTCGGAGACAACTCAATGAAGCATCGAGTCTTTAACGTAGAGTGTGAGCTCATCTCATTTGGTAATCTTCCGCTTGAGTTGTTATGGGCGGTTGATAACAAGTGGAATTTCTTCTCAGCAGGTCATCAGTATCAGGCACAACCTGAATACGTCCAAACAACAGCCGAAGACGCTGTCTTTGGGCCAAACACTGGCATCTCAAAGAATTATTTCACAATTGGCACAAGCCATTTGCAAGAGCCTAAAATCATTCGTATCCGTTGGGATGTCAATACACAACTTTGCACATCATTCAAGTTTAGATTGACTCAGCAAGGCACACCATTCCATCTTCTAAGTTGGCACGTAAACTACTCAACATCTGACCAGCTCTCACTCAATCAGAGAGCAGGCACAAGAAAAGGAAATCAGTAATGAAACAATGGAAAGAAATCCCGCTTAACGGAGACGGCGCAGTCCAACCTGCTTCGTTAAACTTCAACCTTGGGAAAATGCTAAATGAGTTTAACGGCAACTTGAATGGTCTGAATCTTCCTGTCCATTCAGTTGCGTCTTCTCATATGCAAGCTCCAAATGCTGGCTCAATCTCTTCAGGCGCAATCGATAAATTCAACGTTTCACTCCCAAGTCAGGCATATCACTGGACAAAGGTTGACAACAGAAACATTGGCGGTACAGACATCTGGACACCGCTGCTTAGACTAAACTTGCTAACAGATAACTGGACAAAGGGTTGGAATAGACTTTCAGACTACTCTCCATTTACTGCTTGGAACGTTCAATTTGACGCTTTCGAAGGAAGCCTTGTTGGTTGCGCAACAATCGACTGGGGTCACGGTACTGATATGATTAGACAGACAGAAAATCAGATTACATTCAACAAAGCTGCTGGCTACGATTGGTGGACTGAGTGGGGAGTCTTCGTAAATGATGTGCTTGTCGCAAGGACTGGTCAAATTCCTCCAAGACGACACACTGTCCAACTTCCTTTCAACGTACCGATTGGCTCTCAGCCAGTTGATGTGCAACTGAAGTTTATGACAAACAATAGCATCGTCGTTGGCGTTGACAATAGTCACGGCACAGAAGTCGATGTATTTTCAGCGACCTGTTGGGTCCGCAACGTTTACAGATAAGGTGATAAATGTCAACAGTAGAAAATAAAACTTACTTCGTCAATGGCGGTGTCCCAACTGCAGCCGAGTTGAATGCTCCGTATGACTCTCTTGCATCTGCAAAAGTTGATACTGACAATACAGCAACTGGTTGGATGACTTACAAGCATCTTGTAACGCCATCAACCGCTGCGACTGTTTTCAATACAGTTTATGAGTATTCAAACGCGACAACTACTCAGACAAACTACAACAACACAACTTATGCTGCGATTGCTCAAGGCGGAAACAACTGCAGGGTCACTCTTGGATTTACTCCTGCAGCATTTGAGCCAATCAGATTTCACGGTAGTTTGCTTGTCGGCACAGTGACGGCAACAACAGATTATGATTATGTCAACAATAACGGTAAGCCAAACTTCTATGCGTTTGAGATTGTTGTCCAAACAACAACAGGTGGTGTTTCATCTGAGCATATGGTTGGTGAGTGGGGATACAGCTTCACATCAAAGACTTATGGCGCTCTATCATCAGGTGGGTCTCCAGCAGTAAATGGTCCTGAGATGCAATGGCAGACTGTCCAGTTTTCATCTTTGTATTGGTCAAACAGTGGAAACATAACTTTTGATTGGGCTGAAATACGTGTAAAAGTCTATGACAACACAAACACAGTCGGAATAACACGTCACGCAATTCAGGTCATCAGACCAAAGGAATAACGATGTCATACACAAAAGCTTATAACTATGTTGATGGTAACACGCTCAATGCTACAGGTCAAAACTCAAATGACGATGGTGTAAAAATCTACGTCAATCAAGACATTGTCCAAGCTGATTACCAGACGAAAACATTTGAAACCTCAGACATCGCTCGCGGAGAGTTGGACCCAATCAATAACAACTACTGTTTCACAACTGGCGAAACTTGGGGACGTTTCAATGACAGCAATTCTGAGCGCAGAAGTTATTTCACAGCTGAAACTAAATCAGAAAAAGCTGTGCAAATCAATACAACTTCAGTGCAATGGCAACCTATCTATGAAACAGGTGATGTTATAAACTTAGAATATAACGCGCAGGTTTTCATAACTTTTGGTGGTCTTTTCTATAGTCAAGCAAATGCTGTCAACACAAAAGGCAAATGGGATAGTCAGGTCTATCTTCTTGTTGAAAGTCCAGCTGGCACTGTCGCAAACATCAACACTGCGACAGTCGCATACACTTTCGAAGAGGCGGGCTCAACTGCATCGGCTGGTGTCAAAGACCCAGGAGCACTTAACGATGGCGGCGGACAAGCTTGCAGACGTTGGATTGGTTTCAGCAAAATGCTGAGTCTAAATGCTGGACGTTACAGATTTTATGTCGCAGTGAATCCAAAGGTTGAAATCGGTTTCTCATCTGCAAGACAATGGACTTGCGAAGTTTTCTATTCTTAATGTTTGATTATACTTATCAGGAGGAAATCTAATGGACCCAGTTACGTTGAGCATACTCGCAGGTGTTGGAGCGACTGCAGCTTCACAATTGCCGCAACTTATTCCAACATCATACGACCGCGAGCAGAAGAAAAGACTCGCTGAACTTCAGCGCAAAGAAGAACTCGGAATGCTTGGTCTTACCGACCAAGAAAGACGAGTCTTGGAAGGCCGTGCTGGCGGCGCAATGCAGCAAGCTCAGCAACAGGCCGCGGCTCAAAGACAACAGTATCTCGCAGGCGGCGGTTCTGCGACTGGCGGTCAATCATTGCTTCAGGCTCAACTTGCTGACGAACAAAAGAGACAGGCTCGTGAGCGAATCAATACCGAGATTGAAGCTCAAGACATTGCAAAGAAACAGAGACAAGTTGAAGAGATGAGAGCCCTTGAAGCGGCTCGTGGTGAGCGTAAGGCACAGGCCGTCGGAGCAGCTGGCGCAATCATTGGGTCTGGTATCGAAGCTGGTGTCACAACATCTGCACAAGAACGTCTCTTTGCTGGCGCAAGAACGCCTTCACAAAATAGTGTCCAAGCGCTTGCGACAACAATGGGAATCTCACCAGACGAAGCCCGCGGATTTATCGAACTTGGCGCAACAAACCCAGATATGTTCAAATACCTTTCGCTTATTAGCAGCAATGGAGTCAAGTAATGGCAATCCGAAATATTGGCGGCGTCCCAGTCTACAGCATTGACGTCGAAGTCCCAAAGCCAACAGATAGCCGTGGTCGCGGTTATGGTTTGATGGTTTCTGACCTTCGCTGGAAGCTTTGGGAAGAAGTGAAAGACGCACAACTTCAGCAAATGAAGTTTGACCAATTGTCTTATCAGATGCAAGCTGACATTCTCAAACAACAGCAAGAAGACCTGTCTAGAGCAATGCGTGAAGCAACGATTGCAAAAGCAAAGATGTCAGCAAAGTCAAGTTCACCATCGACAGCAGTAAGAGACTATGTCAACATGGTGAAAGCTGGTGGTTATACTGAAACAACAGTTGGCCCACCAACGTTTATGGGTATTCCAGTCGCAGACCAACCAGACATTACAGTAACTAAAACACGCACTCCACTTCTGCAATATGGACCTCCATTTTCGATTCAGTCAGAGAAAGGTGCAGGCGGCGGAGCACAAGTTTTCCATGAGTATGACCCAGCAGCACTTGACAATTACATCGCTGACCTTGAAAACAGACAAAAACAACTTGATGAAATGACACAGTCTCTTGCTGTTCCAAGAGGCGGAAACATTCTTGACCGCACCCGTGAAGCTTATCAGACTCAGATTGGCGAAGGCGGTTTTGGTATCTCTCCACGTAGACTTCGTGAGCTTCCACGCTTCGATGAAACCGCTGCTGTCGGCGCTCTAAAACCAATGGTTGATGTCAAGAGTCGAATGAATGAACTCGAGATGTTATTCCCACAAGACTACAAAAATCTTCCAGAGTGGAGTAATCTATCAAACAAACTTGACAAAATGCAGCAAGTTGTTTCAGAGGCTCGTCCTGTTTCTGCTCGTCAATTCCTAAGAAAAGAACAAGAACCTCTTCCACCAACTTCGTTTGAGCCAAAATACGATTTTGGAAACTTCGTTCCATCAGAAATGACGAACAAGCAAGACTACATTCAGAGACTATCTGATAAATCATTGCTCAGAAGCGAAGCAGCACCAAACGTTTCTGCTGAGGAGGAACTTATTCAATTAGGCGCAGAGGCCGCTGCAAGACGAGCACAACCAGTTGGTATCTCTAATGCGTCACGAGCAACGATGCAAAGAGCATTAGAACTCGAAGCGCTTGGCGTTCCAGCGCTTGATGCAGCGACTAAAGCTGTTGCAGGAGAACTTCCTTATAGTCCATCACGTCCATTTGAAAAGATGGCTGGTGTTGAGACAGAAATGTCAGGACTTGGCAAACCAGGCGGCGTTCTTGATACCGCTCGTTATCTTCGTCAAAAGAGAATGGAAGCAAATGTTCCAGTGACTCCTGCTCCTGCTCCAACTCCAGCAAGAAAACCAATTGATGAAGTCATAATGTCTGACCCTGAAGGCAATCCTATTCTTCCATTGACACCACAGGAAGAACTCAAACTAATGATGCAAGAAGATGTACCTAAACTCAAAGAAAATTTTGAGCAATGGAAAGCGAAACAAAATCTAATGAAGTCAATAAAAGAAGTGCCAGAAGGTGTGATAACTTCTCCAGAAGCAAAGGCAACTCCTCAGAACCGCAGCGACCTCTATGCAATGCGTGTGACAAAGGCAGGCCTTGAACTTGCTCAAAAGCCTGATAAGTTTGCTCGTATTGCAAAGACTGAACTTCCAAAAGACCAGCGTGAAAAGGCTGCACCTGCGTATGTTATTCTCGTAGATAAACTCTATAATGTCAATAAGAACCACCCGAACGCTTTTAAAGACACATATGACGAGATTGCTAGAACTTACAAAGATGACCCTAAACTTCGTGAGGCGGCTCAAAGCTATTTAGTCGCTAAAGATGTGTTGGAAGGTCAGGTAACATCTCCATTGGCAAAGGTATGATTGGGATTTACAAAATAACAGAAAAAGAAACAGGAAAATGTTATGTCGGACAATCAAAAAACATCCAACAAAGATGGAAACAACACCAAAGAAACTTTCCAGATTCTCATTTTAGTTATGAGGTTATTAGAGAAGTTAGCCAAGTTTCGTTTCTAAATGCTTTTGAGAAATATTATATAAAGTTTTATGATAGTCATCGAAATGGTTTCAATAAGACAATTGGCGGAACTAACATAAAAACTACACATCCAAGTAAAGAAACAAAATGTAAGATATCTAAGTCTTCTAAAGGTAAAATAATCTCACAAAATGCACGCGGTCTTATTTCTGACAAATTGAAAGGAATAAAACGTGGTCCTATGTCAGAACAACATAAACAGAAATTGTCTGAAGCACATAAAGGAATGCCTTCACCTAACAAAGGCAAAAAAGCTTCTAATGAAACTAGACGTAAGATGAGTGAATCAGCAAAAAGGAGAAGATTAAATGGCGACTGACGTTCAAAAGGCTGCAATCAAAAAGAAAGCAGCAGAGTTGATGGCAACTGGTATTCCTATGGGTCAAGCCGCCCAGGAAGCTTACAAACAAGTTATGGCGATTGAGCCTGTCGAGACTCGTGTCGAAAAGGCGACAAAAGAAGCTGAACTTGATTTTGCAAAGAAACAATTGGATTTTGAGACTACTCGTTCTCGTTATGTTTCAAAGAAATCTGCAGACTTCCAAAAGTCTGGCGCAGACCCTGCGACTGCAACGCAACTCGCAAATGAAGAGTTTGACAAAAACTTTATGGCTCCAGAAGTTTCTCCTTATGAGGGAACTCCTCCTGTCAAACCTTCAGTTCCTGTGACTTCAGAAATCATGCAGCCAACTGTAAAAACTGCACTAAGACCACAAACTTTCATTCCAGAGTCTGGCGCAAAAGCCGAAGCAAAACGTGCTGCGACGCCTGCTCTTTTGGGAGAATCGCAAGGTCCAAAGATTGATTACAAAAAATTGATTGAAGGTTATGAAAGCTCAGGTCTAACACGAAACGATGCAATCAAACAGGCTCAAGGATTTCAAGCAACTTACGGACATAATCTTGTTCAGCTCGCAGCAAAATACAAGGCAGGCGGAACTGTTCCGCCAAAGAATGTTGCGCAGGAAGCACTTGACATTACATTGAAAGATTTGCAAGACTTACCAACAAAATTGAGTGACAAATCTACATACATCAAAGACGCTGCGACAAAGGGAATCCAAGACCCACTCATTCTTGCATTCTCAAAACAATACGAAGCAGGTGAAGGTATCCCAAATCTTAATGAAGCTCAGGGAAAATACGTCGCACGTGTTGCTGAACTTGAAAGAAAAGACGCATATGAGCGTTTAAAGAAAGAGTATGAAGGCAAACCAATCATTGTTCCTGACCCGACAGTTTCAGAAACTCGTGGTGGAACAAAGAGAACAATCACACTTCAAGGTCAGGAACGTGACAAATGGCTTCAATCACAGGCAGCTGGTCAGGTTCAAACACCATGGTGGACAGACCCTGCAGAAGTTAAGCGTAGACTTGCTGAGCCTGAAAAGTATGGTCAGCAAGGTGTTCTAACACAAGAGACTCCACTTGGCTCAAAACAAGAGTCAACAACTGGTTGGTTGATTCGTTCTGCATTGTCTCCTCTAAATGCAGTTGCCGGTGCAGTCACACCACTTGTGTTTGAAGGTTTGCCATTTCTTGAAGGAGGAAGACAAGCAAAAGCGATTGCTGAGGAAGGTCGTCGAGCAGCTCGTCCAGAAGCTTACAAAGAAAGTCCTGTTCTCTACAACATCGCTCAGGGTAGAGGTTTTGTTGGCGAAGCAAAAGACATTTCAGACGCTCTTGGTCTTGATTTGATTCCTGTTGCTGGTCCTGTAACTCTTGGAACTATTTACACAGCTGGTTTGTTTGCTGCTGACATGTTAGACCCAACGCTTGACATTGTCGCCGCTGCAGATAAAGGCGCCGCCGCAGCGTTCAAAGCATCTGCTTTAGCGAAAGAAGCTGGCACAAGTCTAAAACTTGGTGAGGCAGCAAAGTTTGGAGCAAAAACAGCGATTGAAGATTTCCGTTCAGAAAATGCTGTCGCAAGTCTGTTTAAGAAAAAAGGCATCACACCTGGAGATGCAAGACTTCTTATTGCCGAGAAGATGGTCCCAGAAGCAGAGGCAGCTGTTGGAAAACGTGCGCTCGAAGGAACTGAACTTTCAAAAGAGGTTGAAAGACTTGGCAGCGTCGACAAAGCTGTTGAATCATCTCCATTACTCAAGCAAACTGTTGATGATGTGAAAGCTTTAAGAGCATCTGTCGAAGGTCTAGAAGGCGAAAGATTTATCACTTACGATAAACTCAATGAGGCAATGCTCGAAGCAGAAGCAAGAAACCCTACATTACTCAAAGACTATGGTACCTCTGGTGAAGACTTTGTCAAGTTTTTGGCAGATAAACCAGAAGCACTTAAAGAAGTTGAAAATGCTTTGATTAGACAATCATTGCGTAGAGGCGTATTCGAAGCAACCAAGGGAAGTATTGTAGATAATAAACTTGTCGCTCTTACACCAAATGTTTTCGTTTCACAAGATGTTGCAGCGAAAGTTATGAGTGATTGGTCTAAATCAGATTTGGGTCAGACAATTTCAAATCTAAAGAACAATCCAACATTTGGAAAGTATGCTGTGAGCGGAAAAGACAAAGTTGCAAAACCAATTGTTGTCATTTCAGAAAACACAAAGCTTGCAAATGGCGAATCACTTGTTGAAAACATTAGCAACTATCTTGAACAAGCACGTCTTTCAGGAAAACATTCAGCTGTTGATTGGTCAGGTTTTCAAAAGCTTCCAAATGGTGACACTGTAGTTCCTCTAGACGTTGTCAGAAACATTATCGATTTGAAACTTGAAGACGCTGCAAAAAGCTTCTCTTATGTTAGTGGTAAAGACATTTCAAGACTTGAACCACTTGCTTCGAAAGCATACACTACACCACTTGAAACTCGCGATTTCTCATTTTCTAATCTCAAAAAGTTCACACAGGCAGCAATCAAGAAACCATCTTCACCATTGACACCTGTCCAAGAAGCTTTCGTAGATGAAGTAGTTTCAAAGGTGAACAACCTTGACAAGCAACTGCGTTCAGACATGACAAGAATTATCAAAGACACAAGCTTTAGAGAAGCGTATGGCGTTCCTGCGAACCTATACGACAGAAACGGATTAGTTGGTTATTTGATTGCAGGTCCAAACTCTGAATTGCAAGGTTTGAAAGACACTTTGAAAACAAGTGTTGATAACATCTTTTCATCTGAAAGATACGAGCCAAGTATCTTTAACAACATCGATGGTCTTGACCGCAAAACATATTCAGACATTTGGAGTGATGTAGGAAGAACAAAACTAAATGCAGAAATTGAGAAAACTGCAAATAGAATCGCAACAAACCCTGCGACATTTGCTGAAGAGTTGAACGGTCTTACCAAGGTCGCAAGAGAACTTACAAAAGATGAAGATAACATTATTGTTTCATCAAGTGAAATAATTGATGCGTTGAAAAATAAAGAAAAACTACCATCAGAAATGTTGGTTGGAAGTTATTACAACGCTGAAACTCGTCGCGCTTATGAATCGACTCTAAACGATTTGGTCGAAAAACAACTTGGAGATTTGAACGTTGCTTTTGCACACGCACAATCTGAATCAGTTATGAACTGGTTGAGTCTTGTCGCAGCAAATACAAAGAAGTTTAAGAACTCAGGAATGGAAGGTGTCGCAGGTGAATTGATTTCTAAATACATTGCGAACTCAATGAACACACCTGGATTCGCAAAGAAATCAGTTGAAGAAGTCTATGACATCATAACATCAGACATTAAGTTTCCAATGAAAAAAGCAGATAAGATTGGCCACGCTGACCTTGTCTCTTTCATTGAAGGCGAGTCTGAACGCATTATGAAAAACAATAATCTTGTTGCGCGCGGAGATGAACTTGATGAGCTTCTTAAACTTGTGAAAGACGTTTCTAAAGACTGGCAAAATAATGACAAAGCCGCTCAGCTAAAACTTTTCCTTGGAAACAAAACAGGAAGTGAGATACTTTCTAAACTTGAGAGTGGTGGTGCAAAGGAGTTTGAGAAAGGTTTAAGAAGCTTGATAATTTCTTCAAACCCAAATGATGCTGTTTCCAATTTGGCAAAAAATACTGCCGATACTATTCGCTCAATCTTTTACACCTCAGTTTTGACTGCTGCACCAAGATTTCACGGTATGAACATTATCGGAGCGCCTTCATTGATTTACTCAACAACTGGTTTAGTTCCAGGCATAAGAGATTATTCAAAGGCCGCTGAAGTCATGTTGAGGTCAGACGGTGCCGGTGGTGGAAAAGTCATTTTGACTGACGCTGCTGGAAGAAGTTACACAGCAGATGAACTTTGGAGAGCATTCAGTCAAGGCGCAAGCAGGTCAAACTACGATGTAAGTCTTCCATCAATGCAAGCTTGGTTATCAAATGCCGAGGTTGTAGGAAAGTCAGAACCAATGACAATGGAAAAATAGAAGCAAATTCCTGAGAAGATTAA